TATGGCTAGAGTAAATTCATATCTCATGAAGGGTAAAGGTACTTACCATGGCGCTGACAAAGATTTAAGAGAAGATAAAGAAATTGAAGAGATAAATCTCACCGAAGAAGATTTAGAAAAAATGGCTGATGATTTAACATGGGAAGATATTGAAGATTTCTACAGTAAAGATGAGTTGGTTGAAGAAGAAAATCAAAACGTATCTGAAGCTCTTTCAATGCAAGCTAGAATAAAAAAACGACAAACATTTGCTCGTTTTAGAGGTAAAAGAGGTGTAGCTCGAGGTATGAAGTTAAGAAGATCATCTGATATGTCTACACTTCAGCGCAGAGCAAAGATGGCAGCAAGAAGAGCTCTTTATCAAAGATTCTTAAAAGGAAGACCCAAGTCTCAGCTTTCAGCTGCAGAAAAAGACCGCATTGAAGATCAAGTTGCTAAATTAAAAGTAATTCAAACTACTCTAGCTCAAAAAATGATGCCTAAAATAAGATCGATTGAACAAAAGCGTCTTTCTTCATACAGAACTAAAAGGTAACCTAATTTTTTTTATGGATAAATAACTAATGAAAATAATTGCTACCTTTCTTATAGCTGTATCTTTATCGGGTTGTGCTGCAATCGATAAAGTAAGAGATTACTGGCCAAGAGACCATGATCCAGTTCTTGCAAGTATGTACATTAATCTTGAGAGAGAATTAGAAAAGGCTTCGTGTGATAGACAGGAAAGATTTGATCCTTTGGTAGATGCTGCTGATTGGATTAATAGATATGCAGAATTTAGGAACGATCCACAAAAAATAGCAACAAAAAATGTGAGAGATAATTTAGAAAAAGCATCAACATCGAGCGAAGCAGTTTGTAAAAGATACCTCAATTTAACAAAAATTAACATGAAGTTAATTAGAGATTCATGGAGCGATAGATGAATATCGATGAAATTGTAAAGTACATTAATGAAGATACTTCTAGAGGGGAACTTGCTAGAGAGTTTCAAGGTATAATTTCTGACTATCAAGCTGGAACTATTTCAGCTGAGGAAAAAAACGAACTTGTTGTTGCAGTAGTAGCTGGTTTTGAAGCTACTGATGCTTCTGGTGATGAAGAAACAATGAAATGGGTAGCAACAGCTGCTTCGGTGGTGTCAGCAGTAGCATGAAAACATTTAAAGAAATTAGAGAAGAATATTGCTGTAACGAATGTGATGATTCTTACTACGGTTTAGTAGAAGAAGAATTTGAATCTGATGGAACTGAACTCTATGAAGATTGGGGTGAAGTTACAGAAGAGAAAGATGGAAAAACTTTAGGCAAGCCTTTTCTTACGCCAGGTGGTCCAAAGAAAAGAGCTGTCTATGTTAAGAATGAAAAAGGTAATGTAATTAAAGTTAGTTTTGGAGATCCCAACTTATCTATTAAAAGAGATAATCCAGAACGAAGAAAAAGTTTTAGAGCAAGACACAATTGCGACAACCCCGGACCTCGTACAAGCGCGAGGTATTGGTCCTGTCGCTATTGGTCAAAAACACCAGTTAGCAAAATGGACTAAGGTAAACAAATGGAAAACCAACACTACAAATCATACGAACAAGCTGCTTTAGATATCCTTCGCGGTAAACAACCCGATGAAGAGGTAGAAGAGCAAGAGCAGGTTGAAGAGGCTGCTGTTCATCCAGATGCTCTTCACGTTAAGCCAGTTGAAATGGATGGCCAAACAAAATACAAAGTCCACGCTGTTGGTAAAAACTATAGTGACGGAATTAAGGTTGGTGAGCATTTATCTGATTCAGAGCTTGATGACTTCTCAGAGATGGGTGGTAAAATCAAGCACATGAAAGAAGAATCTGAAGAGCTCGATGAAGTTATAAGAAACGATCCATTATTAATGAAAGTTGGACCTATTCGTTCTCGTGATAACACTACAGGACGATCTAGTCCTGAGGAGCAACAGCAAGGTAAAGAAAACGTTAAACGGGCAGTTAAGGCTAGTATAGCTCGTATGAAAACAGATAGGAAACCTAGACTTCCAGAAGAAGTCGAAGAGATTGAAGAAATGGGTCCAGGTAAACTTCCTCGTATTGATAAGAAAGTTGAAAACGAGTACGGCGATAAACTCATGAAAGATTTCCTTGCAAAGGGTGGTGAAGTTAAACAAGTTAAATCACCTGCTCTTCCTAAGAATAGAAATAGAATGATTGCACGTGGCTCATTATCAAGCGGAGAAAGAACAATGACAAGATCTGGTGGCAAATCTTATACATCTAGAACGGAAGAAGTTGAAGAAGATTACGACCAGCTTATCGAAGAAAAGAATGCTTTTGAAATTGAGCTTCCAGAACAATTAATTTTTGCTGACTATCTCAAAGCAGCTAAAATGTATACAGAATCCTATGATGATGCAGTGAAAATTGCTGATTACTTTTTTGCCAACAATGATGAAGGATTGGTTGTTGAAGCTTTTATGAGAAGTGATATTGAGGACAGAGTTAAAATGCATCAGAAAGCTGGCAACCAGGTCACACTGCCTAAATATAGTACGAAAGACGGAAAACCACACGCGGAATATGTTGTGACAGATAAGGATTCTGGTAAAAAGACCAAGTATATCCAGCATGGCACTATGAGACGCGTTGAAAGAATGAATTAAAAGGAGAAAACAATGTCCTCATGGGGAAATCAGGATAACGTAAAGATATTAGGAACGGTTACCATTGCTGTTGCAAATGGTACTTCTGTTCTTGGTATTAGTACGCAATTTACATCTAACGTAGACGATGGTGATTATCTCATCATTGCAGGTAACAAGTATCAAGTTCAAAACGTAGCAAGTGACACATCTTTATTTTTAACTAACATTGCAGCTACCAACTCAGCTGGTGTTCCTGCATATGTTCAACAAGGTCCAAAGTACATTGCAAACGTAGCATTCCCAGCTAACAACTACTCTATTCAAAACATTTACGGTATTGATAGAGTTGAGGTTGGTGTGCCGGAGAATGAAGCTAGAGGCATTAGCCACACTGGCTGGACTCACTATACAACCTATACAGACGCCTACAGTCAAACAAGACATAAGGCTGAAGTGATTGTAGCTATGTCTAAGAACTTTGCTTCTAATGCAACTGGAAGTTTGTTTGGTTCAGGTGCTGGTGTCGATGCTCTTGATGATACAGTTGCTGCTGACTATCTCATCTACTTTACAACGCAGCCAACTGATAATGTTACGACCTCTAACACTTCGTACTTCTTTGCTATTGCAGATTCTGACCCAACTGGTGCAACTATTACATTCCAGTGGCAGGAAAACAACGGCACTGCTTGGGTTAACATTGCTGATGGCGATACGGGTCTTTACGAGAATGTTACGTACTCTGGCAATACAACAAACGCACTTACAATTTCTAATGTAACTGCTGCTGTAAATGGATTTGATTATCGTGTCGTTATTAGTGGAGACGGTGGAGCAGATTCTAACACATCTGATTCTGCAAACCTAACAGCTCCTTAATAAATGGCTGATTCAAAAGTAAGTGATCTAACATCTGCTACCTCCTTGGGAGGTAGCGATGTCTTATACCTTGTTCAATCTAATACCAGCAAGAAGATTACTGCTGCTACAGTTTTTGCAAACGCAGCTAATGTTACTCTCAAAGACGTAATTACAGTTGGTAGTACACCTCAGTCTTTGGGTGCGGCTGGTATAATTTCTTTATCGACTCCAATAACACATTTGTCTGTTGGAGGAGATTCTGGTACACTTCAAATTCCAACAGGTAGCGATGGACAAGTAAAGATACTTGTTATGACGTCTTCAAGCGGTGGAACGTACACTATTAATAATGCTAACTTGGCAGCCAATGCAAATGTAGTTTTTGAGCAAGCAGGACATAGCGCTCAGTTGCTATATACTAACAGCAAATGGTTTGTTATAGGGGGTACGGCAAACGTAACCTATTAAGTATGCATTATGAATTGACTGATGATAATTTTGTCTTATATGCTATGAAACATTACGATAATCCTGGTTGCAAAGGGTTAACTGAGTTCCAGGATGATCTTAAAAAATTTAGCTATTTGAAAAGACTTTTTAAGAAGTACAAGGTAGGCAGTGGTTTAAAAGAAAGATTAATTATAAATCATATAGTTGTGCTTTATAATTTGTTTGGAGTTCCTGCTGCGACTGATATGCTATTTTTTAAAATTGATCAGAAGTACTGGTCTCAACTTAAATCTTTTCTTATCTTTTTAAACTTAATGCCAGTAGACAATTTAATGATTCAAGCTGATGAAAAAGTGCTTGAATCGTTGAGGAAAATTTAGATGGGACGTTTTACAGACTCTATTATCACTTTTAGAATTTTGAAGCTCCTTACTACTCCTTTTGCTGAGACCGAGGCATACAGACTTGGTATTATTGATGGGAAAGGCAGAGAGCTCAAAAGAATGTCTCAGCTAAATAGTGTAAATGAAAGAGATGCCTACACAGTATTACATAGGCTAGTTTTTAGATTGAAAAGAATTATTGAAAAGGTTCCTATAGAAAACAAAAAATTATTATCATATGCAGCAGCTTTGGCTTTGATCAAAGAACACGCAAACGATGATAGAGATCCAGTGAACCTAGAAGAGATGTATCTTAATAAGATAAAAACTCAGTTACATGAGGAGATGGATGTAGTAGAAAAGTATATGAAAGAAGGGTATACTTTAACTTTTAGACAGTTTGTAGAAGAGGATGTTGCAGCAAACAATGCTGCTGCTACTCCAGGAATTGATGGTTTGACTGGTGAGCCACCGGTTAGTAAAAAGAAGCAAAAGAAGTATAAACAATTAAATACTATGTTTAGGAGATAATATGTCTTTAGAATTGATCGTTATTCTAATCGTTGCTGTTGTTGTTTTTGCGCTGATTTATTTTAATAGATCGAGTTCAGGTCTAGATGTAAATAATGACGGAAAAGTAGATTTAGAAGATGCCAAAAAAGCAGTAGAAAATACTACAGATGGTGTAAAAAAGACTGTTGCTAAGGTAAAAGCAGCTACTAAAACAAAATCTACTTCAAAACCATCAGTCAAGCCAGCTGTAAAAGCAAAGACTACAAGGAATAAGAATACAAATGGGGCTAACAGCTAATTCCGAAAAACCTGATAACAACACTCGAATTTCAATACTGGAAAACGATGTGAGTCATTTATCAGGTACACTCGAAAAACTTGAAGGCAAAATAGACAACAATTACGCTACTTTGCATTCGAGAATTAGTGATTTGAGAGATGACCTTCGCACTGACTTTGAAAATAAGCAGGAGCGGGTCATTTCAAAAATTGAGGAACACAGCATTGCCTCTACCGTACACAATAAGGAGTTAAACTCTAGAATTGATACTTTAGAAAAGTGGCGTTGGATGATGATGGGTGGGGCATTGGTGTTTGGTTATATTTTAGCTCACATAAAGTTAGAAAACTTTTTTTAGTTGTAAATTCAAATTATTAGTGATATAATCTTCGGATATGTCACTATTCCTAGATCAAAAATACCTTACATTAATTAGTAATAGACTTCCTCTCTTCAAGAAAAAGAAGGATGGAGTCTATAACTGTCGCTGTGTTATTTGTGGAGATTCTCACAAGAAGAAAAGTAAAGCTAGAGGTTACTTCTTCAATAATAAAAACAAGTTGATGTATAAGTGTTTCAATTGCGATGCATCGATGTACTTTTCTACTTTTCTTAAATCTATTGATGCTACTCTCTTCAGTGACTATTCATTAGAGAGTTACATTGAAGGTAAGCCACTATCAAACACTCAACCAGAGATGGTGTTTGAAGAACCACAGTTTAAAGCCAAAGAAGAACGTCTCTTAGATAAACTTCTCGACCGCTTAGATAATCTGCCAGAAGATCACGAGGCAGTTCAATTTTGTATAAACAGAAAGATACCAAAGCAAGTTTTTTCTAAAATATACTTTATTGAAAACATAAAAGACATTGTTCAGCTTAACGACTCTTACAAAGAAAGCATTAAGACTGAAGAGCCAAGAATTGTGTTTCCTTTCTACGATGAAGAAGGAATGCTTACTGCTGTCACTTGCAGAGCAATAAGAGGCGAAACACTTAGGTATATTACAGTAAAAGTCACACAGGATAAACCTCTTATATTCGGTCTAGACTCGGTTGACAAAAATAAAGACATCTATGTAGTAGAAGGTCCTATAGACAGCTTATTCGTTGAAAATGCCGTTGCCATATCGGGAACTTCGCTCGATAAAATCTCTTTTACATCATTAGAAAAAGATAAATTAATAGTAATCTTTGACAATCAACCTCGCAACAAAGAAGTATGCAAAATTATAGATAAGACGATTGAAAGGGGGTACAAGGTTGTCATTTGGCCTCAGACTATTCAAGAAAAAGATATAAATGAGATGGTGTTAGTTGGTAAGAACGTGAGAAAAATTATTAAAGAAAATACTTTTAGTGGTTTAACAGCAAAAGCCAAATTTGTAGGATGGAAGAGAGTGTGAAGACAATTATTCATGTCAATCAAGCGGTGATCAGAACAAACAACAGAAAAGAAATGACAGAGCCTGTACTTACTGTCAAACAAGGTAAGAAAAACACATACGCTATGGAAGCAGAAGTACTTGGTCCTAGTAAGGTTGTTTATAGTCCAGACAAACCTCTCTCTTGTGGTGCTAAGGTTTGGATCGAGACAACTTCTGAAGTTATTCTACACGGTGAAAAAGAGTGGAGCGAGGTGAAGGAAGCAATATGCAAGTAAGAATTGTTAGTTATTCGCAAGCAGCGGATGAGTTTTTAATTTTAGACGATGCACAAGATTTGGTAGCATACTGCGCCCGAGTATCCAATCCATCTAACCAACTTAACCAAGACACAAACGAAAAACTAATTAAGTATCTGATTAATAACCAGCACTGGAGCCCATTAGAGATGGTAAGTGCTTGCTTAGAAATTACTACAACAAGAGATATCGCTAGGCAGATCCTAAGGCACAGGTCTTTCTCGTTTCAAGAGTTTTCGCAGCGCTATGCTGATCCAACCAAAGATTTAAATTTTGTAACGAGAGAGGCTCGTTTGCAAGATAAAAAGAATCGACAAAACAGCATAGAATTGGATATCTCAAACTCTCAAGATGCATATATAAGACACAGGTGGGAATATCTTCAACAACACTTGATTGACAATGCCAGAGAAACATATAAATGGGCAATAGACAATGGAATTGCAAAAGAACAAGCAAGGGCTGTGTTGCCTGAAGGTCTTATAGAATCTAGGTTGTATATGAATGGTACTCTTAGAAGTTGGATTCATTTTATACAATTGAGGAGTGCTAACGGTACTCAAAAAGAACACCAAGAAGTAGCAAAGGCATGTGCTGAAGTTATTAGCAAAATATTTCCTATGGCGAAAGATTTAACTTAATGTTTGCAGCAATTAGATTAATTGTTATTTTAATTATAGTATTAACACTAGCTGGTGGTGTGTGGTATGTGACGGGTCTAAGAGCAGACTTAGCAATCTCTGAAGAAAACAATAAAAAACTTGAAAATGGAATTATGGAGCAGCAATTGCTCATTAATCAAATGAAAGAAGATGTTGCAGCTATTCAAAAAACTAACGAAGAACTACAAATTCAAAACGATAAACAGAAAAAAGATTTAGACAATCTTCAAAACAAATTTAGTGACTTTGGTGCAAGAGCAGCAGCAAATGCAGAAGCAGCTACCAAAGCAATCAATCGTGGAACAGTTAATGCATTACGATGTTTAGAATTAGCGTCTGGTGCACCATTGAACGAACAAGAAAAACAAGCAAAATCACCAAAAGAGGCAAACCGTGAGTGTCCTGCGCTTATCGATCCTGACTTCAGTCCTTCTCTTAACTAGTGGGTGTGGGGTTTTCAACCCATTTTCAAGACCAGAGGTTAAACAAGTAGAGATTCAAACTAAAGCAGTAGAACGAACTAGATTAAATTTAAAATTACCTCCCCCTTTAGAAGCAAGAGCAATGGATTGGTATGTAGTGACACCAGAAAACATTGACGAGATCTGGAACAAACTTAAAGAACAAGAAAAAACTCTAGTCCTATTTGCTTTGACAGATGATGGATATGAACAACTCTCATTGACTATTGCTGAGGTTCGCAATATCATTAATTCACAAAGAGTAATACTTTTAAAATACAAAGAGTATTACGAACCACAAGAAGTAAAAGAAACTAAACAGCAATAATAATTTGGAGCAGTATATGACACCAGGAATTGTCCATGGTATTGAAGTTGACTATTCGAGAGACGAATTGTTTGACGATTTAGGAATTAAACGTCTCAAAGAAAGTTATATGCGTGATGATGAGGTATCTCCGCAAGAAAGGTTTGCATATGTTTCGAAGGCGTTTTCTTCCAATCAAGAACATGCCCAACGTCTTTACGACTATTCTTCTAAGCATTGGCTCAGCTATAGCACACCTATTCTTAGTTTTGGTCGTAGTGCTAGGGGGCTCCCTATTTCTTGTTTTTTACCATACCTCGACGATTCTGCAGAAGGTTTGGTCAATACTCTTGCAGAAGTAAATTGGTTATCGATGTTAGGAGGTGGTGTTGGGATTGGGATTGGGATTAGGTCTGCTGATGACAAAAGCGTTGGGGTTATGCCTCACTTGCGTACTTACGACGCATCTAGTCTTGCGTATAGACAAGGTCGAACCAGGAGAGGCAGTTATGCTGCTTATCTTGATATATCCCATCCTGACATTCTTATTTTTCTAGAAATGAGAAAACCAACAGGTGATCCTAATATGAGGACACAAAATCTCCATCACGGTATTAACATCACCGACGATTTCATGCAGCTAGTTGAAAAATGTATGTTAGATAAAGATGCTGATGACACTTGGGAGTTAAGAGATCCACACGATGGTGAAGTAAGAGATAAAGTACCCGCAAGAGAGTTGTGGCAGCGTATCTTAGATATCAGAATGCAGACTGGCGAACCATATATTCACTTTATTGACACATCTAATAAAGCAATGCCTCAGTTTCAAAAAGATTTAGGTCTTAGCATCAGGCAATCAAATCTTTGCTCTGAAATTATTCTTCCAACAGACAAACAACGTACAGCTGTGTGTTGTCTATCTTCAGTAAACTTGGAGTATTACGATGATTGGAAAAATGACAAACTTTTTCTCAGGGACGTTGCAGAAGTGTTGGATAACGTACTTCAGCATTTCATTGATAATGCTCCTATACATGTCAAGCGCGCCAAGTATTCTGCAAGCCGCGAGCGTAGTATTGGTGTGGGGGCTCTTGGTTTCCATGCTTATTTACAGAAGTCTAATGTTGCTTTTGAATCGGCTCTTGCCAAGTCTCGAAATATGCAAATCTTCAAACACATCAGAAAGAAGTTAGATGAAGCTAACAAAGATCTGGGAGCGGAAAGAGGGGAGGCTCCTGATGCTGTTGGCACTGGCTTGCGTTTTAGTCACGTTATGGCTATCGCCCCTAACGCTTCTAGTAGTATCATTATGGGGAATACTAGCCCATCTATTGAACCTTATCGTGCAAATGCTTATCGTCAGGATACGTTAAGCGGTTCTTTTCTCAATAAAAACAAATATCTGGATAAGATTATAAAGGAGAAGTGTAATGACGATCCAAAGCTCAGTTACAAAGATATCTGGTCAAGTATCATTGCGAGCGATGGATCCGTTCAACACCTCGATATACTTGACGAGTGGCAGAAAGATATCTTTAAGACGAGCATGGAAATTGACCAAAGATGGGTCGTGGAGCACGCAGCTGACAGACAGAGTTACATTGACCAAGCGCAATCCGTTAACCTCTTCTTTCGGCCTGATGTCAATATAAAGTATTTGCATGCAATTCATTTTATGGCTTGGAAGGCTGGACTTAAGACTCTTTATTATTGCCGCTCAGAAAAGATTGGTAAAGCAGATAAAGTTGCAAGAAAGATAGAAAGAGAAGTAATAAAAGAGCTCGACATGAAAGCAATTGTCGAGGGAGATACTTGTTTAGCTTGCGAAGGATAAAAATGAAAAGCACAATAGTAGCAGCAATGTTTTTAGTTTCAACAACAGTATTAGCCAACCCATACAACTGGCAAATTACAAGAGTAATTGATGGAGATACGGTTGCTTTTAAAGCTGACTTCATGCCAGCTCCGTTAAAGCCTGAACTGTCTATTAGAGTATTAGGTGTAGATACGCCGGAAAAAGGACATAGAGCAGCTTGTGAAAAAGAAGCAAAAGCAGCTTTAGCAGCGTCAGAGTTTACAAAGCAGGCAATAAAGAATGCTAAGGTAACGCAAATAGAAATCAAATCTCACGACAAATATGGTGGTAGAGTTTTAGGTGATGTTATTCTAGACGGTAAAAGACTTTCCGAACAACTCATAGCCAATGGTCATGCAAGACCATACAAAGGCGATAAGAAAACTTCCTGGTGCGAATAATGAAAAAACAAGAACACACACTGCTAGAAAATAGAGATCACTTTAAACCGTTTAACTACCCATGGGCATACGATGCTTGGTTAAAGCACGAGCAAAGCCATTGGTTGCATACAGAAGTACCAATGCTAGAAGATGTAAAAGATTGGAAGAAGAAACTCACAGAAGAAGAGAAAAAGTTTCTAACAAACATTTTTAGATTCTTTACACAAGGTGATATTGACGTTGCTGGAGGTTATGTAAAAAACTATTTGCCTTATTTTGCTCAGCCTGAAGTTCGAATGATGCTTTTAGGATTTGCAGCAAGAGAAGCACTCCACATTGCAGCATATTCTCATTTAATTGAAACTTTAGGTATGCCAGAGTCAACTTATTCAGATTTTTTAGAATACAAAGAAATGAGAGAAAAACATGAGTACATCATGGATCTATCTTCGAAAAATGGTACTCCACAATCTACTGCTGCCCATATTGCTGCTTTTAGTGCTTTTACAGAAGGTATGCAGCTCTTTTCGTCGTTTATAATGTTATTGAACTTTCCTCGCCATGGAAAGATGAAGGGGATGGGTCAGATTGTTACATGGTCAATTGTTGATGAAACTCAACACTGCGAAGGAATGATCAAGCTCTTTAGAACTTATATTCAAGAGAACAATGAAATTTGGAATGACGAACTTAAATCAACAATCTACAAAATTGCTGAAAAAATGGTAGAATTAGAAGATAAGTTTATTGATCTTGCTTTTGAACAAACTCAGATGGAAGGTCTTTCTTCGGTTGAAGTAAAAGAATATATTAGATACATTGCTGACAGAAGATTAATCTCAATGGGTATGAAAGGAATATTTAAGCGTAAGACAAATCCATTACCTTGGGTTGAAGAAATGATCAATGCTCCAACTCACACAAATTTTTTTGAAAACAGAGCTACAGACTACGCAAAAGGAAGTACATCTGGGAGCTGGGACGATGTGTGGGGTAAGGCTGCGTAATGCGTAAACATATAACATGCGACCACTGCGATGCTGACTTTAAAGTGGTCTATGACTTAGACCATGAATATTATGAAATAAACTTTTGTCCTTTCTGCGGTGCTCAAGTAGATGAAGAAGAGGATGACGAAGAAGACTACGAATGACCTGGACACACAAAGGTGAGCCTTTATCTGATCCTGGGGACAATTATGGCTTTGTATATGTTATTCACAACAAAATAGATGGCAGAAAGTATGTTGGTAAAAAGTTCTTTTGGTCTTTGAAACGAAAGCAAGTTAACAAAGTTAGAAAACGGTATAAAGTAGAAAGCGATTGGCGTGATTATTGGAGCTCTTCTGATGAGCTTAAAGCTGACATTGATCGGCTGGGCAAAGAGAATTTTACTCGCGAGATTATTCACCTTTGTAAAACAAAAGGTGTTACAAACTATCTGGAAGCAAAAGAACAATTCTTAAATAACGTTTTAGAAAATAAAGAAGAATGGTATAATAGCTGGATCATGGTTAAGGTATCTCGTAGTCACTTAAACAAACTTTAATGATCTTTGTCACCATACTTTTTTTATCTGCGCTAGCGCTGTCAGCTGTCGCAGCTTTTTATTCCATTGCTGGATTGCTAACGCTCTTTCCGGCTGCTGGTTCCTCAATTATTATTATGGGTGTAACTCTTGAGATTGCAAAGTTAGTTGCAGCGTCTTGGGCTTATAGAAACTGGCAGACAGCACCTAAAGTTTTAAAATATTATTTTACATCAGCTGTTGTTATTCTTAGCTTTATTACATCGATGGGTATCTTTGGTTACTTATCAAAAGCTCATATTGATCACAAATATTCGTTCAGTGATTCTTCAATTATTGTCAGCAACTCTGAAAGAGAAATAAAAAGTGAAGAACAATTAATAGTTACTGCTCAAAGAAGTATCGATATACTTGACAAACTTGTTTCAGATGCTGATGCAAAAGATGCTAACTGGGTTCGTAGTAGACAGAAAAAGGAACGCGAGCAGCTTAATACTACTATTCGCACCGCAAGTGATAGAATTAGAGAACTCAATACTGAACTTGCCCCTCTTCGGCAAGAGTCAGCTCGCATTGAAGCTGAGATCGGACCTATCAAATATGTTGCAGATTTTATCTATGGACAAAGCGATGAGAGAGTCATTGAAAAGGCAGTAAGATGGGTTATTGTAATAATTGTATTAGTGTTTGATCCTCTTGCTATTATTTTACTTGTTGCTGCTAACAGAGAACAAAAAATTCGTACTAGAATTTACAAAGCAGTCAGAACAAGAAAAACAAACAAACAAGAGTCTCTAACAAAGAAGAATAAGAATACAGTTGAATTAGATAAGTCTCAAATAGCTGAAATTCCAAAAGAAATTATGGAAAAAGTCTTTAACAAGAAAAAGTCACGTTGATATTTTTGTGAGATTTGGTATAATTAATTACCAAAATCTATCTAGGAAAACTTGTGATTATTGTTGATTATTCTCAAACTATTATATCTAATCTTATGGCTGAGTTAGGTGGCCGTAAAGATGTTGAACTTGAAGTAAACCTACTTCGTCATATGGTAATTAATACCATTAGAAGTCATTACACCAAATTTAAAGATGAATATGGTGAAATGGTTATCGCTTGCGATAGTAAGTCTTATTGGCGTAAAGAAGTGTTTCCTTTTTATAAAGCTAATCGTAAGAAAGTTCGCGAAGAG